ATTTACTGTAACTGCTCTATTTTGTGCAGAGTAATCTAAAGGTGCATTAAATTTAATACTATCAATAGTTTCTCTTGTTGCACCACCAGAGGCTGCACTTGTTGTCGTAACAGTATATGCAGTAGTACCAGCAATCTGTGAAGAACCAGTTAGATTATTTGCACCATTAGCTTTAGTTTCATTTGTGACAATATATTCTAAAATAACTATATTACCATCAGTTAATTTTTTACCTATTACACCATCACCGAATAGTATTTCGTGTTGTCCGTCTTCAACTTCTTGAACAAAGTATATGTTAGAAGTAGAAGTTGCTTGAACTATGTCAGCAGACTCTGTGTATGTTTGAGTCGTTGAATCAGTTGAAGAGTTTTGAACTGTTACTTTTAGAGTTGACATATCAGCTTGTATGTCTGGAACAATAAATCTTTGGTCAATGTTATCTGCATCAACAGTATATCTTGTTGTAATTAGTGTTCCTTCAAATACTTCTAAATTTTCAAATCTCAATACATTGTTTTCTCTAGATTTTGTGATTGCTTCATTTGTAATAAAAAAGTAAGGAGTATTATTTAAAGATGATTGTAAAGAAAAACCTTTTGGAATAGTTGCAGTAGTTATATTTGTTACAGAACTTATTTCTATGTTTACTAAGGCCTTTGGTGCTCGTGAACTTCTTACTTTATATCCTAATAGTTTTGCGTGTGATACGACTGAAGAACGAAGTTGTGCAGTATCAAGAAACATTTCATTACCCATAAGGTTTGCGTTCATAGCTTGATAATGCGTGTTGTATGCAAGAACATCTAATAAGATATTCATACCAGACCCTTCAAAGTCGTAGTCTGTAAATTCTGTTTGATTTTTTAAAAATGTTTTTAAATTATTTTTGATACCATCAAAGTCTAATTCTGTAATTCTTAATCTTTCGCTATTTGCCATTATCGTATTCTTTCTAGTATGAACTCAAATGATACCAATTCAGTAGTCGCATTAATAATAAAAAAATCTAATCTAACATTGTAAGCGTTTCTGTTTATGTCTGGTGTAGAATCAATTCTATGAATAATAATTCTTGGTTCGTGTGTTTCTAAAACACTTTGTATATTATGAGTTAAAACTCCAGCAGTTAATGTACTTAAAGGTTCAAATAAAGATTGTCTAATATTAGAACCTATCTCTGGATGAAAAGGTTTTTCGTAATGATTTATTGATATAAGATTTCTAACACTTCTTTTGATTGCCTCTACATCTGTAACTTTAGTAATATCTTTAGTAACTGGATTCTGATTAAAGTTTAAACTTAAATCCTTAAAGATACGATTACTTCGTTTTTCATTATTAATCTGTGCATCAAATAATAAATTTCCAGTTGTTAATGCCATATCTTATCCACCTACAAATACAAAAGTATTTACTATTGAAGGTAATGCTACTGTACAAGGTAAAAATTTACTAGCTAAACTAATTGTATCTCCACTTCTACAAATACCTCTACCCTCTGCAAATACAGTTTTTGAAACATCTGAAACATTAGGAAATCCTTCGTGAAATCCACATAGTGGTTTAGCACTTCCAGTTTCAGCTGAGTGTGCAGAATTTCTTCCTCTTATTGCAAGTCTTACACCTACTCCTGCTATTGTAACAGTTTTTGCGCCTCTCATAACAACACCTTGTCCACCACAAGGTATATGTGCTTGGTCTATATCACCAATACAATGTGCTTTTTCTCCCATTTTATTCTCCTAATAGTATTTAGTATTATAATATAGGTGCAAAGAAATTTTGTACATATGCTGGTGCAAAAGAATAATCATTTGTCACATCGTGTTGTAGCATAAATGTCTTACATTCAGTTGGTTGTTTTATTTCGTGTTGTGTTGTCAATCCAGTAATAGGGTCAGTTTCTGATACGGTTTCAGTTTTAAAAAAACAGACAGTCACATTATATAAAAAAGTATATGTTAATGTAGTGTCCATATCAAAGTGATGTAATAATTGTTCTCTACCCTCAACTGATGTATCTAAAATATCAGACGGCATTGTATCAATACCAGTCAATTCTAAATCATCAAATCTTTTATCTTTACTTTCTTCTCTAGGAATAAAGAAAGCTTTATCTTGAAACTTACGACTATAAAATCCAGAGGTTGTTGCAGAAGTAACTCCATTTGTTATTGTAATATCTGGTTCAGTATCTGCAACATAATCTTCGTATATTAATTTATCAAGATTAGATTGTTCTTCATCACTATCATTTGTCGCATCTTCTAATAATAAAGTTGCATCCTCTACTGCACTTTCTCTTAATACTTTATCTCCAGCATCTGCACCAGCAAGATTAGTACCATCAAGTAATAAATTAGAATTATCTTCTAATAAAATATTATCAGTAGATGAAGTTGTGCCTGGTTCTAAAACTAAATTGAAAAAATCTCTTTGTAATGTAAGTGTTGTTGATACTATTGTTTCTTGAGGGCCTGGACTTGCAGTTACAGTTCTTGAAAATGTTGCACTATGTCCACTCTCTACTCTGTTTACACTCGCAAATTCTGATGCTGGTGATATTGTTACCATTATCCTTGTCCACGATACTTCTTCCAACTTCTTCTTTTATGTTTATTCATAGTTGAAGTTTTAACTTTACCTCTACCAATAGATGTTCGTTTAGTAGTAGGTTCATAGACTGACATTGTGTTCATTTTTTTAGCCATTTTATTTCTCCTAGTTCAAGTCAATTCTTGGTGCAGTCACACTATAATTACCACCAGCAGTGTGAGTTATTCTTGCACCAGCTTGATTAGAAATTTCTGCACCAGCTTTCTCTGATATAAATGCACCAGCAGTATGAAGTATTGCACCACCAACTGTGTTCATTTGAGCTCCACCTATTGTATTGGTTTCAGCTGCACCAACAACTTTAGTTCTTGCAGCTGCAACATTGAGAGTATCAGTTTTATGAACCATACAAAATCGTGAACCTTTGATTACTTCAGTTTTATTTCCATCAACTTGTATATTCCAGTTTCCTTTAATGTAAGTATTACAGTTTTGGTCAATAGTTAAATTACAAGTTCCTTTTATGTTTACGAATTCTGTACCAGCAATAATTTCATAATTGTTTCCAACCACTCTGGTAACTTTAGTTCCGTCTGCATCTACCTCATAGAATGTACCAGCTCTGTGATACTCCATAATTCTTTCTGCACCAGGCGTATCATCATATTCTTTAATGTGTCCAGCCTCAGTTTCTTTAATATGATTGTATGGATATTCTGGGTCAACTCTTAATTTAGCTTGTCTATATAAACCAGTTTCAGTTGATATACCACCGACTTGACCATATGAACTATTACCACCCATACCAGCAAAATTTGTATCTGTTGTTCTAGGTTCATCCCAAGTTCCACCAGAAGTTGTTGTTGGGCCTGTTGTTTGTCTTCTACCAGTTTCTGTGTCTATCGTTATTGTGTTTGCAACTGGGTCTGGTCTGATATTAACATCAACACCAAAAGCAGTACCAACTTTATTAATTAAATCTTTTTCATTACCTTTATGTTCCATAACAAGATTTTGTGCAAGATTATTTGCAGTATCTTTTATGATACTTTTTGTACCAGCACTCAATGTTGAAATAAAATTACCATCATTATCTGTTCTAGTATTAAACACATCAACTAACGCATTTTCATTAATAAGATATGAACCAGATGGAGTAAAACCTTCATCGCCTGAAACTCTTTGACTGATTGCATCTTGTTTAAATACTTCTTCTACTAAACTTTTTCTAATACCACCACCAGCATAATAATTACTTTTATTATTTAATCCAACAAAATCCCAACCAGTTGTTGGTTGAAATACTTGCGATTTGGTTTGTTTTTTATAACTTCTTACTAATTGTGACATAATTTCATCATCATCAACTGGAAGTCTTCCACTTTGTGCTGATTGTAAATTTCTTTGTCTTACTATGTCTTCACCTAATCTTTTACCTAATTCTGCACTTGCATCAAGAACAGCAAGTTCTGCTTGTCTTTCTAATCCTGCCGTATTAAAGTCTCCGTTTGCATCAACAGATATTGAATTGTATAAGTATCTACTAATTTTTGGGTCTGAATCTGTTAACGCACCTATGGGGTCTGTAAGTGCTAAAAGTTTTGCACCAGATAAAATATAACCAGCTTGTGTAGTAGGTGCAGTTAAACCAGTTGCGATAACATCTGCAAGAGTATTTGTTACTTGTGGTAAACTAACTTTATAATCACCAATATCAATATGTGTATCTTTGTTAAATGCATTAAAGGTTGCAGTAACCCCACTCATCAAACCAACAATTTTATCACCATCTGCAATCTGATATGCAGCTTGACCTAAGTCAACAATAGTATCAAAGTTGTCTGTTAAAAATGCAGTTGTTTCTTGACTGAGTAATCCAGTTACTGAATCTGCAACTTCACTTGTAACTGCACTAATTACTTCACCACCAATCGGTGTGGCTGCAAGTGCAGCTAAAGTTCCGCCTGGACTTAAATCACCACCAGCAATCTTACCTATCGCAGATGCAGTAACAGCAATCTTTGATGCACTATCAAAACTTCTAGGAATTAATTGTGCAAAACCACCAAACTCTAGGTTTGGTGCTAATCCTAAAGTTGTAGATAAAGCGTTTGTTGCACTTGTAGTACCACTTGTAGCGACTGAGGAAAATGCACCACCTAACGGATTTTTCATAACTAAAAATGGTTCATTTGGAAACAAACTTAATGATGATTGTGCAGAGTTTATATAACCTTGAACAGCGTGTTTACTCGCCTCACTTGTTAATGTGATACCCTCTGCAGCTGCAGCTTCTACTGCGTTAATTGTATTACTTGGTGCAACATCATCTAAGAAACCACCAACAGTATCACCAGCGGAGGAAGCTGCACCTATACCAGAAGTAGCGATACCAGTACCAATACCAACTCCAAGACTGATACCAGTAAATAAAGTACCCATTGCACCTAGTCCACTTGCAAGTGCAATCGGTACACCAGAGGTGTATGCACCATCTCTTGATTCTCTATTACCGTGAATTAAACTAGGAACTGCAAGTCTGTTAACATCTGTTTCTTGTACTCTTACTGGATATGGGCCGAAGTCTGCGATGTTTGGATTTGTCGCATCTGTAAAACCTTTTGTTTTATCACCTTGAGTAGAATTCTTTCCAGGCAGAGAACCCATAATAATAGGTTCTTGCATAGTTTGTGCATCTGTAAAGAAACCTACAACCCAAGAACCAGGCACTAAGAATGAAGGTGTTTCCCCCAACCCATTCATAGATGGTGTTGTGGTGGGACTCATTACTGATGCCCAAGGCAGGTCTTCTGTTGGGATTTTAGATTTATCTTCTGTATGATATCCTAGACATCGTACACGAACTCTACCTAGTCTCTCTGGGTCGTTTCTATCTTCTACGCAACCGACAAACCAAGTAAAACCATCCTTGCCCATAAAATAAGAATAATCTTGCATACTCTTATTTATGTCAGATAGTCTAATACCTCTTTACGGTCTTTGTGTTCTTGTTTAAGAACTTTCTTTCTTTTCTTGGAAAGTATGATAACTTGTCCCCACCAAAATCCACAAATGTCTTTTTTGGTTTCGTCATCTTGATACTTACGAATCATAGAGCCACAATCGTTGATTGCTTCTCTTAAAATTTCACTTTCTAATCTCATCTTACTAATAATATTAAAATTGTTATTGTTGTCAGAACACCAAATAGGAAT